AACTACATGAACTCGATCAACACCGCGCAAGACAACGGTGTTTATATTTTTCCAGTTACCGGACGCTACTTCCAAGTTGTTGTCAGTAACTACAAAGCGGGCTCTGTCGCAACGGTTTCGTACCTGCGGCAACAAAGTCTTGCGGGTATCGGCGAAACGATGCTTACGCAAGCGATGGACCAGACCAACGGCACGCCCATCAACGTGGGCTTCCAAGGGTTCCAAGGCCCGGGTCAGCAAAACGCAGCAAACTCGATGCCTGTTGCGTTGGCAAACGAACAGGTGCTGGACAAGCACTTCTTCGGTAAGGCGTACACACAAACAACCACGTTTGTTGGATACAACATGTTGCTTACGCCGGAGCAAGCGGCTATTGATCCCGGTGCTCCACTTGATTGTTTGCAATACCGATCAATCTATTTTCAGTTTAACTCTGGCTCTACAGGTACTCCTGCGGCAGCTAACGGCACAAACGCAACATTTCTTCCAGAAGGCAGTAATGATCTAATCAACTGGGTTAACGTGGCCGTGTTTGATGTGCGTGCGGGCGGCACTGCTGGTGTTAACGAAACCACTGCTATTAACCCCGTTAACTACGGCGGGTCAGGATTTTTTGGCGCAAACTTGATGATGCGCTATTTTCGGTTGCGGTGTAGCGCATTGACGACAAACGTGTACACACAATTCTCAACCACTTTGAGAATGACACCGTTTACATATCGGACTGAAGCGTACGCTAACATAGTGCAACAAGGTTCCGCAGGTATACCAAACGCCGTTTCTAACTTTAATAGCAGCAACCAAAGTGTTTCTGCTAACAGTGGGCAATTAGCTAACACACTAAACCCGCTTATTATTGGCGGAGGGGATAGATCAATCGTGCGTCAAGAGATGGTTGGCGCACCAATCAACCCCGCTATCACCAACTACAACTTTAGTGGCCCTTGGGCGCGTCAGGTTGTAGTTGACGTTGCAGGGGGCGTGACTGCTTCTGGCCCTGTCCCGTGGATGGCCGAAGAAAAAACAGCACCTGTCAACGTTCGTCTTGAGCGTAGTAACAATGCTCAGATGTCAATGCAGGACTTGATGCTTCAGGTTTTGGTTGAGCTCAAGGCATTAAATTACTACACTCGTGAAATGCCCAACGCTGTTGCGCAGATGATGCAGTATCCAGACCCGAACAACGAGTTCCCAACGTCTATGGCGGATGACCCCAAAGACTTCTACAATGACCCAACTCTTTTCTCTTAACCAAAAAGGACCGCAATCATGTTGATCCAAGGCTCAGTCGGACAACCGTCCATCACATCTATTCAACCCGGTACAACGCCAACTATGCGCCAAGGTCAACTTGGTGAAATGGTTGTGCAAGAACTGCACGGTCGCTACTATGAAACAGCGTATCGTCGCAACCAATTTTTTGCTGCAACGCAATCCGGTCAAACTAGTTCCGCTGGCTTGGTGACAGGTTATGTTGGCTTGGCTTTGACCAACCCAACTACCAGCACCGTTAACTGTGTGTTGAACAAAGTGGGCTGGGGCGTTAACGCTTCTCCTGCTGCTGTGATGATGGTCGGCTTGGCTTTCAACACCAGCACAACCGCAGTGACTCAAACCACCGCTGTGACTACACGTAACTGCTTCTTGGGCGGTGCCACTTCTCAAGGTTTGGTTTCCACTGCTGTGACTTTCCCAACAGCCCCTGTCATTTCGCACATCTTGGGTGTGATTGATACCGGTGCTGTGACTACCGTCGTGCACCAAACCAACTTTGTGGATATGGAAGGCTCAATCGTGATGCCTCCCGGTTCATACATCTGCTTGTACACCAGCACTGCATCTGCAGCAACATCGTTGTTTGCGTCGTTCCAGTGGGAAGAAGTACCGGTGTAATATGAAGAAGACACCCGCATGGCAACGCAAAGAGGGCAAGAACCCCAATGGGGGTTTGAACGCCAAAGGCAGAGCTTCCGCAAAAAAGCAGGGGATGGACCTCAAACCTCCTCAGCCAGAAGGCGGAAGCCGCCGCGACTCTTTCTGTGCAAGGATGAGTGGGATGAAGAAGAAATTGACTTCTGCGAAGACGGCGAAAGACCCAAACTCCCGGATTAACAAAAGCCTGCGGGCATGGAAGTGCTAAATGACCGACCATACTCACGACCAAATCAAACACCTCGCCGATGGAGTTTCCATGTTGACGGTGGTGGGAACACTTACTGAAATGCTACCTTCAATCTCTGCCCTGCTCAGTATCGTCTGGGTGAGTATTCGTATCTGGGAAACTGACACTGTGCAGGGATGGTTTGGCCGCAAGAAAGACTCAAATGCCAGCAGTGAGTGAAAAACAAAAGCGTTTCATGGACGCTGCTGCCCATAACCCAGCCTTTGCAAAAAAGGCTGGTATCCCTCAAAATGTGGCTGAAGAATTCAGCAGCAAAAGTAAGGGTATGAAGTTTGGCTCTGGTGCACAAACCCGAGCTGATCGACAGGAAGTCAACAAGCCTAAGACCGATCATGGTGATAAGGCGCTTTTCAAAAAAGGAGGCCGTATCATGGCTAAATCGACAGATGCTGGCAACAGCAAAACAATGCAAAAAGTTCAAACTGCTGCTCCCAGCAAAGATGGCGTTGCTTCTAAAGGCAAAACCAAGGGTAAGCAAGTTGTCATGCCTGGTAACAAAGGCATGAAAAAAGGCGGAATGGCTAAAGCCAAACGCTAATTCAAGGAGCCCATCATGGCAAAGAAAGACTTAGCTGGCCTGGCCGCACTTGGTGCGCTTGGCTACATGATGTCTAAGGACAAAGGTAGCGCCGTAGACGTTGGTGAATCCAGCGACTACACCGGTGGCTTGGACCAAGGCGAAGACTACGGCAACGAAGGTCGTCGCTCTGTTCGTGCACCCGCCGCGCCAGCCCCGCGAGCTGCCTCAGGCGCTAACTACGGCAATGAAGGCCGTCGTCCTGTACGCGAAGCCCCTGCTGCATATGAGACCCCCTATGACCGCATGAACCGTAAGAACGCTGAAGCTGCTCAAGCCAAGGCGGATACGGATGCAGAGGTTGCCCGCTTGCGTGGCAACTACCCTGCCAAGGGTCGTGGCGTCATTGATACTTCACGTGTCAACCCCAACACATTGTTGCCCTACAAGAAGGGTGGTAGCGTGTCTTCTGCTTCCCGCCGTGCTGACGGCATTGCGACCAAGGGCAAAACCCGTGGCCGTTACCTCTGAGGTGAAATATGGGCGATAAAGTTTATACCGCTGAGATGGGCCAACCCCCAAAAGAACCTGATGACGCATCAGTTAAAAAGCAGTCCAAGAAGGACATGCCTGAACAACTGGGTAGCGGCATTGTGGTGAAAAAAGCCAAAGGCGGCACTGCTTCTGCACGCGCAGATGGCATTGCTCAACGTGGCAAAACCAAAGGCACTATCGTTGCTTGTGGCGGCGGGTGGATGAAGAAATGATGCCGAGCCGTGGCATGGGGGCTGTAGCCCCCTCCAAAATGCCAAAGGGCAAGGAAACTGCGCGTCGGGATAACACTGACTTCACTCAGTACGCTGAGGGTGGCAAAGTGGGTTTGTACGCTAACATCAACGCCAAACGTAAACGTGGGGCAAAGATGCGTAAGCCAGGCGCAAAGGGTGCGCCAACCGACCAAGCATTCATTGACTCCGCAAAAACAGCAAGGAAATAATCATGGCTGAAAAATGGATCCAGAAAGCTATCAAAAAGCCTGGCGCGTTACGGTCAGAACTTGGCGTGAAAAAAGGGAAGACGATTCCCGCAGCCAAGCTCGCAAAAGCTGCGAAAGCACCCGGCAAAGAAGGACAGCGTGCGCGTCTCGCGCAGACGCTTAAAGGTTTGAAAAAGTAAGGAACTCACATGTCTCAATTTAATTTCACCGCTGAAGAAGACGCATTGATCGTGACTGCCATGGGCGTTTTGGCCGATGTGCAACGCGCAAGCCAAGGTCGTGCCGCTGATGATGTTCAAGCCCTGATCGTTAAGATCGCTGAACAGCAAACTCCTGCAGTTGCGGTTGATCCCGTGGTTGAAGAAGTCGTAACTGAAGTTGTGACTGAAGAAGAAACAACTGAAGAAGCCAAGCCCGCTAAAGCTAAGAAAGCCAAGTAATCATGGCCTACACGTCCGGCAGCACAGCATTTAACCTCGACCTCTCAGAAGTGGTTGAGGAAGCGTTTGAACGCGCCGGTTCGGAGTTGCGCACGGGCTATGACCTGCGTACTGCACGCCGGAGCTTGAACCTCCTGTTTGCAGACTGGGCTAACCGTGGTGTGAACATGTGGACGTTTGAACAAGGGATGATTCCTTTGGTTCAGGGTCTGCCCACATACGCACTGCCGTTGGATACTGTTGATCTGTTGGAGCACGTGATTCGTACCCAACCAAACCAGACTGCAACACAGGCTGACTTGACGATCACACGTATCAGTGTTTCTACCTATGCGACCCTTCCAAACAAGCTGCAACAAGCCCGCCCGATTCAAGTGTGGGTGCAGCGTTTAGATGGGCAAACCGCGCCGTCGTCATCCACCTTGAACGGTGGGATTGGTGCCACAGACACAACGATCACATTGAGCTCCACAGTTGGTTTGCCAGCTACGGGCTTTTTGCAGATTGGCAGTGAAACTGTGTGGTACGGCTACGTCAGTGGCAACACGATTGGTAACGTATTCCGTGGGCAGAACAACACAACGGCCGCCGCGCATTTGACTGGCGCGGCTGTCTACGTGCAGAACTTGCCATCAATCACTGTGTGGCCAACCCCTGACAACGCTCAACCCTACCAGTTTGTGTATTGGCGCATGCGCCGTGTGCAAGATGCTGGAGATGGCGTGAACGTACAGGACGTGCCATTCCGTTTTGTACCCTGCATGGTGGCTGGCTTGGCGTACTACATCGCCATGAAAGTCCCTGGTGGTATGGACCGTTTGGCCGTATTGAAACAGCAGTACGACGAAGCATGGATGGTGGCCGCTGATGAAGACCAAGAACGTGCTGCGCTACGCTTAGTGCCACGTCAGATGTTTATTGGTGGTACCTGATGGGTAATCGGTTCGCATCCGGCAAGAAAGCGATTGCTGAATGTGATCGCTGCGGGTTTCGGTTCAAACTTAAAGAACTGCGTCGTGAGGTTGTGAAGACCAAGAACTATGAGTTGTTGGTGTGTAAACCCTGCTGGGATCCTGACCAGCCTCAACTGCAGTTGGGTATGTACCCTGTCGATGACCCACAAGGTCTTCGTAACCCACGTCCTGATCGCAGCTATGTAACCTCTGGGTTATTGGCTGATGGCCAGAATGGTGGTGGTAGCAGAATCTTCCAATGGGGCTGGAACCCAGTGGGTGGAGCAAGCGCCAATGACGCAGGGCTAACGCCAAATAATTTGGCTTTGGTCGTAAGTCTTGGTACAGTAACGGTAGTAACGACGTAAGGAGTCCAGCATGGACAAAAAAGATTTGGCCCAAGATAAAGCCCTCATCAAAAAGGCTTTCAAGCAGCATGACAAACAAGAGCACAAAGGTAGCAAAGGCACATCTTTGAAGCTCAAAAAAGGTGGCCCCACTGGCCAACAAATGCGTGCTGTTGGTCGCAACATGGCCCGCGCAAACAACCAAAAGTGAGGTTGACATGGCAACTACTTCTTACAAGCAGCCAAAGGCTGCACCTGCCGCACCTACTGAGTTTGGTACCAACCCTGGCTTTGCTCCTAACAAGAGCAAAGTACAAGAGTACGACATGACTGTTGGCAACATCAGCAAGTCTGCCGGCGACGAAAAAATCAAAACCACAGGTGTAAAAACTCGTGGTAATGGCGCTGCAACAAAAGGCGTGACAGCACGCGGACCGATGGCCTAATATGAACTACGCCGAACTTGTATCCGCAATCGAAACGTACACGGAAAATACCTTTCCGGATACAACCCTGTCTGACGGAACGATTGTTACCTCTGCTGAGCAAATCAACCGTTTTATCGAGCAGGCTGAACAACGCGTTTACAACTCGGTGCAGTTCCCATCGCTGCGCAAAAGTGTGATCGGTACACTGACTGCGTCAAATAAGTACCTTCAGTGTCCTGGGGATTTCTTGGCCCCATACTCGATGGCAGTCATTGAAGGTTACGGCACGGCTTCCGAAACGTACACGTACCTCTTGAACAAAGATGTGAACTTCATTCGTGAGGCGTACCCAACTCCCGCTAGTACTGGGTTGCCTAAGTACTACGCTTTGTTTGGCCCACAGTACAGCAATGAAGCTGAACTCGCGTTCATTCTTGGCCCTACGCCAGATGCTTCGTATTACGCAGAGTTGCACTATTACTACTACCCAACGTCTATCACAACAGGTTCTGTTGCAACCAACACAACTTGGTTGGGCGACAACTTTGACACTGTGTTGTTGTACGGCGCGTTGGTTGAGGCTTACACCTACATGAAAGGTGAAACCGATATCATCCAGTTGTATGACGCCAAGTACAAAGAAGCACTCGCGTTGGCTAAACGTTTGGGTGACGGTCTGGAGCGTCAAGACGCTTACCGTAGTGGGCAGTACCGTATGGCACCACTTCCACAGAATAATGGGGTGGCGTAATGGCGTTTACCGGTAACTGGACCTGCAACACATTTAAAACGGGCCTGATGAATGGCACGTTTGATTTCACGTCGGGTTCGTTCTACATTGCGTTGTACACCAACGAGGCTACCCTGGATGCCACAACGACTGCTTACACCACAACAGGTGAAGTGTCTGGTTCTGGGTATACCGCTGGTGGTCAGCTTTTGACTGTTAGCCAAACCCCCACGGTTGGGAACTCTGGCACGATCTCGTACATATCGTTCAGTAATGTGTCATGGTCTGGATCCTTCACTGCTCGTGGCGCGTTGATCTACAAACCAGGGGACAACGGCGCAATTTGCGTATTGGACTTTGGCGCAGACAAAACATCAGGAAGTACATTCACTGTACAGTTTCCAGACCCATCAAACACTTCAGCCATCATAAGGATTGCGTAATGATAGTCACGACTACCAAAGGCGACATGGATGACTCATTGCTTGAAAAACGCGAAGGCGTGATCGACAATGAAAACGAAACAACCAATTGGATTGAGTACTGGTTGGAAGGTGAATTGGTGCATCGCTCCGTTCACATGGTTTTGAAAAAAATGGTTTCGCTCGAAGGCGAAGTCGGCAACTTTTAAGGAAGCAAAATGGCTAACACACAAGCAATGTGCACTTCGTTCAAAGGCGAACTGCTTACCGGCACTCACAACTTTGGCACAGGCGTGGTTCGTGCATCCACAACTGCTGATACGTTCAAAGCCTCGTTGTACTTGACCACTGCTACGATCAACGCGGCTACCACTGCGTACACTTCAACTGGCGAAGTGTCAGGCACGAACTACACCGCTGGCGGCGTGTCGATTTCCTCATGGAACGCCCCCACAACAAGTGGTACTACTGGATACACAACTCCTGCGACTGCTATCACATACACCAACGTGACTTTGTCTACAGCTTTTGACTGTGTGCTGATTTACAACTCAACACAGGGCAACAAGGCTGTGGCGGCTTATACCTTCGGTTCACAGACTGTGACTGCGGGTACGTTCTCGCTCGTTATGCCAACAAACGCTGCTGGTACCGCGCTGATTAACATCGCCTAAGACTATGTTTGCACTCGATGCGTTTTCTGAAATCAGTATATCGGGCAACCCGATAACTTTTTCGTCGGTAGCTCCTACCGCAGTTTCTGCATCGGGTTCAGTAAACAGCTTCGCTTCCAAGACTACGGCTCCATCCGCAACAGCGGTCACCGGTACGGGTAGCGTAACAGCGATGGGCGCGTTGGTTTCAGATCAACAAAGTGGGCAAGTCGCTACCGGTAATTTGGGCATCCTTACCCCGCAGATCACTCTGACACCAAGCGCTAAAACAGGTACGGGGTCTTTAGGGTCTGTGCTTTTTAGCTACTCCGCAACTTTGACAGGCGCTACTGGCACTGCGGTGGCAGGTAGCTTGATCCCCGCGCACTTGCCTTCGATTAGCGCAGTTACTGGTACGGGTACGCTTGGTTCTTTTGACCACGTGTTCTACTGGACGCAGGTAAATGACACACAGTCACCCGGGTGGACCCCCGTTAACACACAATAATAGGACAACAACATGGCACTCGTAGTTGCAGACCGTGTAAGAGAAACAACCACCACCGCCGGTACGGGCACCCTCACACTCGCTGGTGCTGTTGGTGGCTACCAATCGTTCTCCGTAATTGGTAACGGTAACACCACGTACTACTGTATTGCAGGCCAGTCCACAAACGAGTGGGAAGTCGGCATCGGTACGTGGGCCACCGGCGGTACGCTTGCACGCACAACTGTTATTGCGTCTTCTAACGGCGGTACTGTCGTTACGCTTTCTGCTGGCACCAAAGACGTGTTTGTCACTTACCCCGCAGGTTACTTGGTCAACACGCAAACAGGTACAGCCGTTACAGCTTCAACTGCAAACGCGCTGAACACATCCAATAACTACCAAGTCAACTCATTGGGTGTTGGTACCGCTGGCTCAGGTACTGCCGGTGAAATTCGCGCAACCAACAACATCACGGCTTACTATTCTTCTGACGCCAAGTTCAAAGAAAACGTGCAGCCCATTACCGGCGCTTCTGAAATTGTGCGTGCAATCGGCGGTAACTACTTTGACTGGACAGATGAATACATCGCGGAACACGGCGGCGAAGACGGATACTTTATCCAGAAGTCCGACTTTGGTGTAATTGCGCAGAAGGTTCAAAAAGTGTTTCCAAAAGCTGTGCGTACTCGACCAGATGGTTCACTTGCCGTAGACTACGAAAAGCTAGGCGTGTTGGCGTTCCCCGCCATCGTTGAGATTCTTGACCGCCTAGACGCTTTGGAAGCAAAGGAAACTAAATGAGCAGCACATACTCAACCAACCTTGCGATTGAACTGATTGGTTCCGGCGAACAAGCAGGTACATGGGGTACAACAACCAACACCAACCTCGGTACGTTGATTGAGCAGGCTATTTCCGGTTACACAACACAAGTGATGACCGGTGGCACAGACACTATCACCATTCCCAATGGCGCTTCAGGTGTTGCTCGCAACATGTTTTTGGAGCTGACCTCTACGGGTGGTGGCACGCTTGTCGTCCCTGCCAACAAGAAGTTGTACTTCATTTACAACAACTGCTCAAGCGGTGCAGTGACTGTGAAGGTAAGTGGGCAGACAGGTGTGTCTGTACCAAACGGTAAAAAGATGCTGCTCGTTTGTAACGGTACAGATGTAGTCTTAGCCACCAATTACATGGTGGGGGATATCACAGGTAACGTAACGGGTAACGTGACAGGTAACGTGACAGGTAACGTGACGGGCAATTTAACAGGTAACGTGACTGGTAACACATCGGGTTCTGCTGGGTCTGTGGCTACATCTAGTTATTCGATTGTTGAGTCAGGCGGCAAGTTGTATTTCAAATATGGTGCAACGAACATTGCGTCTTTGGACTCTACTGGCAACTTCGTATCACTGTTGGATGTAACCGCATACGGCACGCCATAAGGGGTAGCTGTGACGTTACCAGTCGTACCCGGTAGTTCACTATCCTTTGCTCAAATCAACACCGAGCTCGGGTATAGCTCAACCGCGCAAGTCTCACTGAATGACTCCGCTGTGCGGACATTAGCGGGTGTTGGAGCAAGCCCCGCACAGATCGCCATTACCAATTTAAGTGGTAAGGCAAACACTTTCCCGTTCACAATTGCGTCAAACACCACAAACGCGGATTTACGAACACTCGCACTCGCAGCAGGCTGGAATGGTAGTGCAATACCCGTAGCCACGATTAACTCTGGGGTGTACGTGTATTCGACATCAACTGGCACGCCTGCGCTAACTATTAGTGGTTCTTTCCCTGCGGGGGTTCAGCTAGTTAACAATGGGACTATTCTCGGTTGCGGCGGCGCTGGTGGTACGGGCGCTAACAATGGTGGTACAGGAAGTCCTGGTGCGGGTGGCGGCTTGGCGCTCTCTGTATCAGTGGCGGTATCAATTACAAACAACGCAACTATTTCTGGTGGTGGCGGCGGTGGCGGTGGTTCAGGCGCATACTCCAACGCCTGCGGTAGTACAGTTGGTGGCGGTGGTGGTGGCGGTATTGGCAATGGCCCCGCCGGTAGCAAAGGAACTGTTGGCTCGTTTACTTTTACCGGATCAAACGGAACTGCTGGCACGTTGACAGCACCGGGCGTTGGTGTAGCTACGTCTCCTTGGGGGCACCAAGGTGGTACTGGTGGTACTGGTGGGGCAGCGGGCGCTACAGGGGCGACAGGTAGTTCCGCATATTGCGGCGTTGGTAGGGCGGGCGGTAGCGGCGGTTCAGGTGGCGGAGCAGTTTCTGGCAATGCCAACATCACATGGGTAGCTACTGGCACGCGCTTGGGCTCTATTGCATAAAGGAAAAAACATGTCTGTGAACTACACCTACGAAATTATCAAAGTCGATCCTCAAGCACGTTGCATGGAAGTCGTTTACTCCGCAACTGGGCATGAAACACAAAATATAGGAGCGCGGCTCCCATATGAAGGGGAAACTGTTGAGCAAGTTATTCGTATGTACGCGCCGCTTGCGTATTGGGAAGAGAAGCAGCGTAATGTTTTGATCCCCCAAGTTGGATACGCAGGGGTTGTTAACGCTGCGGATGAAGCCGATGAGGCTTTACAGGCGGCTATGGATCAAGCAGTTGTTGTTGGTGCTGAAACACTATGAAACACGTAGACCCTAGATTCATTGTTAAGCAGGACAACGCTCAGTTGAACGTATACCACGCCAACGCTGGAGAAGGGTTGTCTAAGCACGCGCACGCATATTCACACTTGACTATTTGCCACGCTGGTTCGATCATCATCCGTAAAGAAGGTGTTGAGTCAGTGCGCACAAAAGATAGTAAGCCTGTAAATTTGCTGGCAAACGAATGGCATGAGATCGAAGCACTTGAAGACGGCACAGTGTTTGTAAATATGTTTGCAGAAGGCAAATACTAAAAATGACATTACCAGTCGTACCCGGTAGTTCCTTATCGTTTGCTCAGGTAAACACTGAGCTAGGGTTAAGCTCGACTGCTCAAATATCTTTAAACGATTCCGCCGTGCGTACACTCGCAGGTGTGGGCGCAAGCCCTGCACAGATTGCCATTACTAACCTAAGCGGTAAGTCTAATCAGTTTGCGTTCACTATTTCAACAAACCAAACAAACGCGGACCTACGAACATTGGCGGTTAACGCGGGGTGGGCCGGCACTAGTAACGTTGTTGCCACGATCAACAGCGGCGTGTATGTCTCATCGAACAGTACCGGTGCGTACGCACTAACGGTTAGTGGCTCCTTTCCAAACGGGGTATCCCTGATAAACAACGGGGTGATTGTTGGTATGGGTGGAGCCGGCGGTACCGGCGGTGGGGCAAATAACTTTACTGCTGTGGCTGGTTCTGGTGGTGGCGGCGGTGGGCCGGGGCTTTATGCTGCGGTAGCCGTGTCTGTAACTAACAACAATGTAATCGCTGGTGGTGGCGGTGGTGGCGGCGGTGGCCAAGGCCGCACAAACATTAACGGTAAACAATCATTCCCCGCATCGGGTGGCGGTGGCGGTGGCGGGCAGTCTTCTGTTGCCGCAAACTCTGGTGGTGGAAGCGCGGGTTATTGCAACGGTTCAGTCCCACGCCCGGGTTCCCCTGGAGGCGCTGGAACTTCTGGTGGTGCGGGCGGCGGCGGCGCTGGTGGATACTACAACGGTAACATTTATGCGGGTAGCGGCGGTTCTGGTGGCGGCTGGGGTTCCGCTGGTGCTTCCGGTAATGCTGGGTATTCAAACTACAACCCCGCAGGATTTCCAGTCGGGCCTTACGGCGGTGGCGGTGGTGGGGCTGCTGTAGCAGGGAACGCAAACATAACTTGGGTCGCTACCGGTACACGGTACGGCGCGATCACGTAAAGGAATAGTAATGACATTACCTACCGGAACGATAGCACTGTCTCAGGTTAATACTGAGTTGGCTTTGCCATCTACTACACTGATCCGTCTTGGTCAGAGTAGTGTTCGCACATTAGCAGGTGTCCCAACGGGGCCGATTTCCATGAGTAACCTCAAAGGCAAATCAAACACTTTCCCGTTCACGATTTCTTCTAATCAGACCAACGCCAATTTGAGATCGCTCGCCCTTGCTGCGGGGTGGGGTGGCACAAACCAAGTCATTGCAACCATCAATTCAGGTGTCTATGTTTCATCCAACAGTACGGGTACACCTGCGCTTACAGTGAACGGTTCTTTCCCAGCAGGTGTGTCCATCATCAACAACGGTGTTATTGTTGGCATGGGGGGCGCAGGCGGCGCTGCTGGAGGCGCAGGAAACGGCCCGTCTCAAACCGCGTACCCCGGATCAGCGGGTAGTGCTGGTGGGCTTGCACTTAGTGTTTCAGTTGCCACCAGTATTACCAACAACAACATCATTGCAGGTGGGGGTGGCGGTGGCGGGGGCGGAGCTGGCGGTGCTTATGGTGAGAATACCAAGTCAGGGTTCCAGTACACAAACTTAAGTGGTGGTGGCGGTGGTGGTGGCCAGTCGTCAGCAGCAGCAAACTCTAACTACGGTGGGTACTCGTCTATTTACGCATATGGCGTGCCTATAGCGGGGACTGGCACTGTTGGCACGTCTAGTGCCGCTGGAAGCGGCGGAGCCGCCGGATGGTACCCAGACACCGCTTCCTACTACCGTATTTACTCTGGTGCGGGTGGTAATGGTGGTGGTTGGGGGTCTACAGGTTCAGCCGGTAGTAGCTGGGGGTCACCAAACGGCTATACACTGCTTAACGTGCAAGGCCCGTACAGCGGCGGAAGCGGAGGCGCAGCCGTGTCGGGTAACTCAAACATAACGTGGGTGGCCACAGGCACGCGCTACGGTTCAATCACTTAAAGGAGTCAACATGAATATTTCCTACACGTACGAAGTAAAAGCAGTACATACAAGCACCAACTGTATGGACGTTTTGTTCAAATCCGATGGGTTACCAGATGTACTGGTCAGTGCCCGAATCCCTTTTGAGGGAGAAGATGCCGACGCTGTGATTCGTTCTTTTGCACCGTTTGTTATTTGGCAACCAAAAGTTATGGCACTTCAAGATATGCAAGTTGGGCATAGTGGGGCTGTTGAGGCTGTGCAAAACGACACAAACACAGAAAACGCTAACATGTGGGCCCAAGTTGAGTTTGAAAAGCAAGTAGCGAAAGCACTTTTAAAGTTTGGTGTTCTGAACACAGACCCAACTGCTGTTGAAGTCACACAGCTATGAGTTACCCAGATACAAAAATGGCCTGTGTGTCAAACCTTTGGGTTCGCATGATGCACTTTGTTAAAGCGGGTGATCGTAACGAAGGTCACGTGCATAACTTTGACCACATAACGCTGCTGTCCAAAGGTAGTGTCGAAGTAGACGTCGAGGGCAATAAGACAACATTCAAAGCGCCGCACATGATCTACATTGCTGCGGGCAAGCGCCATTTCTTGACCGCCTTGGAAGATGACACTGTAGCATCATGTTTGCATGCGTTGCGCACTGGTGAACGCGAAGAAGATGTGCTTGACCCATCAATGATCCCTGCCGGTGTCACAGACCCGTTGCGTGCTGGACTAGCAAAGCCGCTGTAATGTGGACCCTTTTAGCCTTCTCCTACTTGCGCAAACTGCAGTTGGCGCTATCAAGTCTGGGTGCGACATGCTCCGAGAGGGTAAGCAACTCATTGACGACTTTAAAGGGGAAGCTGAAGGAGCCGTGGCCCAAATTAACGAAGCCAAAGAACAAGCCCTTGGACTCTGGGAAACCGTCCTTGGGCTCAAAGAATGGGCAC